ATTAACTACCTGATTACTCATTTCTGGTTTCACTACTTCTATAGCAGTGGTTAAGTCATAAGTGCCGATCTTTACTCTGGCATCTTTTTGGATTAGGGGAACAAAATCGGGACTTCTGTATCCCATAGATTTTGCAGTATCCACGATCACATTCTTTCTGAATTGTGTCTGGTCTGGGTACATTGTGATCAATTTCTTGACAATGTTTTGGGTTGATATTCTCACTTCATTCATAATTAAAACTCCTTATCATTTAATATAGGTATATTATACTACGGTTCTGGCCGTTTGTCAACACTTTTGTCAAATTAATTTGCATTATGCTACTGCCTTTCCGAACTTAGTCATCAATACTTTGTTCTGTTTCTTACTCTTGGCAAACTTCTTAAATGCCGTTCTGATATTTGCATTAGACGCATCATCTTTAACCGAAAAGTCATCTTCTTGCGTCTCCAGATTTTTACCACCTTTTACTAAGTAGTACTCATTGTAACCAAGGACATTGTCAACTGTTACACATTTATTTTGTCTATATTCTCTGTTCGCATCTTTTTTGTATTCTTCTGAATGCTTATTTAATGAGTTAGCCAGAATCCAAAGTCTTTGTCTCCAGTGATGATTGTCATCAGCCATAAAGAATCCAATATTATTTGTATTGTACTTCTTGGATAGATTATCAAGAAGTGACTTAGTTACGACCCTAGAACCAGTTTTGGTCTTAATCATAGTACCATCTACTTGAATAACCGCATTGTGTCTATCAGGCCAAATCTCTGCATCACTCCTAGTGTAAGTAGAAATATTATTAGCATCACCATCGGTAAAGGTGATAAAATTCATTTTCTCAATACCGTGTCTAGCTTTGAACTTCTTAACAAGGTGATGTGACACCATGAGAGCCTGATTAAGAGGTGTTGAACCCCACTCCTCATAGCTACATAATTCACCCCATGAAGACCTCATAGTTGCTCTCTTGTGCATGTGTTCCATAGAATCAATAAAATCTTTCTTATTAAGAGACGATGAACATATATTAGGCATTGATAAATTATCTAAGTCAACTACACCTGGGTTCTGTTTTTGCCACTCATAATTTACGTCCCTGTTTGTTGAAGTAAACCCATAAACATCAAACGGGATGTTCGTAGCTTTACAAAACATAACCAAGTGCATGACCTGATCCATTACCTGGTTCATTGAACCTGACATTGATCCAGACATATCAATTAGAAGCATCATTCCGTGATTCTTAGCATTGGCTAGATTAGTAGCTGTTAAAAAGATATCCTCATTAGTCTTATAAGACCAAAGTTTATTAACATCCACAGTACCGGTTTTGGCTGTTGTAGCTCTAGTGTACTGATATGCTGCCTTTCTCATTTCAAATTCTTTTACTGCGACTTGGACATTTTTCTTAACTGTTTTTAAGTATGTCTTGAAATCTGGCTTTTCGTCTTCGTAATAGTAAGAACCATAACTACTGTCATCAGCCTGGCCTTCTGCATGTAATGTTCTGGCTTCTTTAAGTTTAGCATAATTAATAACAACTTTATCTATTGCAGCTTTATTAACATCGCCGATAAATACTGGTTGGACTTTATCATCACCCATTGTAAGGGTCTTTTCTTTTTCTCTAAAAATAGTGTCCGTGATAGATATATCCAGTTCGTCTTGAGTGTGTTCAGGTTCAACTGCATTTACTGTGACTTCTTCGGTCTTTTCTTCTGATTCAGTATCTTCTGATTCTCCGCCATCTCCTGAAGCTTCTTCTGTGTCTTCTGACGAATCTTCTGCGTCATCATGGCCTGAGGTATCGTTTTCTTCGGAATTTTGCTCCTCATTATTTTGATCCTCTGAGGTTTTTGGTTCAGGTTTCTGCATCAATTCGTCTTGGTTCTCTTTAGTCCAAGCTAGAATGTCTCTAACTAGGTCCAGAACCTCATCAAATGTGGATGTGTTAAGTGATCTGACTAGGAATGTTCTTTCTTCATCAGAGAAAGGTACTTCTAGTTTAGTACCAAGTTTTGTTTTAAGATTAATCTTGTCTATAAGTTTAACTTGATCCCAATCAATATTGGTTAAGTCTCCAAAGAATTCTCTATCAAGTAATTGGTTATAACCTCTGTTAAATGAACCAACCAATCCAGGGTATCTTGCCTGAATTTTTCTTTCGATTCTTGCATCTTCTACTACGTTGATATAAGACCTAGGGCAACCTTTTAATTTTTCTGGGCTGTCGTGCCAACCTTCAAATGGAGTTTCTAGAGCATGACCAACTTCGTGACCAACAAACAAGTCATATACATCTTTATGCATATCTTCCCACAGGGGTAGTCCAAGAACACGATTCTTGATGTCAAACCAGGCAGTCTTAAAATTACCATGTTGAATAGTAACATTCTCTTTAGCCAGTAGTTTGGGTAGTAGTGAGGTTTGTTTCATATTAACTCCTTATCTTTAATATAGGTATATTATACTACGGCGTGGCAGATTTGTCAACCATTAATGTCGCTCTGGCGTGAATAAATATGGCTGATCTATCGTATTTTACTGAAATTCTTATGCTTGAAGAACTCTATCTTGGATCGGAACTTGTTCTCTAGCATATCTCCCTTATGGGATATGATAAAGACATTAGAATCATCATCTAGCGTACTTAGTATTTTGGTCAGATTCTCTACACCATCCACATCCAGACTGGAGTCAAAAGTTTCATCCAGAATCAATAGATTGGTACTGGCAGAATTCTTCATCTTAGCTATCTGTCTCCAAGTAAATAGGAGAGATAAGTCAATTCTTTGCTTCTCACCTTCGGAGAATGATGCATAATTAAATGAATCACGATGTCTTGACCTGATTGTTTCGTTAAAGTTTTCATCCAGATGGAATGCAACAAAGAAGTCCAGAACTTGTAGATAATTATTAATTAACCTATTCATAACTGGTAGATATTGTTTAATAACTTTAGTCTTGATTCCAGTATCTTTTAACATTTCGCCGATTACTTCATTATATGTTCTTTCTTCTACATACTGTAATTTCTTCTCTGTCGATGCATCTTTGGAATTTCTAAGACCGACTAATTCTTTCTTAGCACCTCTAAGATCGCCAGTCTGTCCTGATAGACCATTTATTTCTTTTTGGACTTTATCTACTTCACGTTGTATAACTGAAATCTTATCATTGTTTGAGTTAATACGTTGCTGTCTTTGTCTGAGCTCATTTAACTTATTCTTAATTTCATTGCCTTCACGTTCTGCAATAGATACTTCTTTTTGAATAGTTTGTATATTACCTTGTACATCTGCAGCATTCTTCTTTAAAGCACTAAGTTTTTCGTTCTTAATACTTTCGTCTATTTCTTGCTCACAAGTGGGACATATATCATTGTCTTCAAAGAATCTAGCATCTTTTACTAATGATTTTATCTTATTGTTATTTTCATTCTGAGCTGATTTGATATCAGACATTCTATCCATAAAGATGGTTTGTGACTTTTCTTCTGCAGATATTAATGCAGTAAGATTTTTACCTACTACCTTAGAATCTTCAAAGAGTGTACTTATTTCAGACTTATGGTCTTCTATAGATTGATGTTTCTGTTCTATCATATCTTTATTAATAGACGCCAGATCTTTGATATACTTTTCTTGTGAATCCATCTTAGACTTATATAGCTCTATCTGATGATTTATGTCATTAAGTTCCTCTTTGATCTTTGAGTTTCTTTCTTTTAATAACATATTCATTTTTGAGAATATCTGAATATCTAATAGGTCTTCAATAACAGCTCTACGGCTCCACGCTGGTAGTTGCATAAATGGTATAAAGGAACTGCTACCTAACACAACTACTTGGTGGAAAGACTTGTGATTTAGTTTTAAGATATTAGTTTCTAAGAATTTTTGAAAGTCTCGCATGTTGGATGCTTGATTAATCATATTACCATTTTGCCAGATTTCAAATTTATTTGGTTTAATACCACGTACGATTTTAAATTCAGCATTACCGATATTAAACTCTACTTCTACTATAGCTTTCTTACCATTGATAGAATTTACCAATTGAATCTTGGCAATATCACGATGGGGTTTACCAAAAAGGCCGAATGATAATGCATCCAATAATGTGGATTTACCAGCGCCGTTTTGGCCTACAATAAGTGTGGTTGGGGATTTGTCTAATTTTACTTCAATAAATTCGTCGCCGGTGGATAGAAAATTCTTCCACTTACATGATTTAAAATGTATCATACTACCTCTAGGTTTTGTGCTTCAGTATATAGTTTTCTCAATTCAATTTTGATGTGATCTTTATCAAGTTCAGTATCAACTGCTTCGACATAAGAATCAAGCAACTCGGTAGTATCTTCTAGGGAAATCTTCTCGTCTTCGACGCTATCTCCCATATACTCCTCAAATGATTCTGCAATCTTTAATTCATAAGTATCAATAGATTGTAATTTGTCGACAAACTTATCAAACATATACAAGTCATTCTTATTTATAACAATCAGCTTGATAAACTTATTCTTAAATTCCGATACGTCTATATTACTATAGTCATGCTTTTTGTCATCATATATGACTTTTTTAAACATGGTAATAGGGTTACGTACTGGAGTTATTTCTCGTGTTTCAGTATCTAGTATATGAAAATATTTAGGATCATCTACATCTGCCCATGTAAATTCAAATTGTGATCCAAGATATGTCACATTACCCTGACTAGATTTAGTATGGAAATGCCCAGATAGCACCATTTCAAATCTGGAGAATACATCTGCACTCATACCGTGTGGATTAGGAACTCCTGCTAATAAGTCAAATCCTTTTAACTCTAAATGGGCTCCAAGAATAGGCGCTTTACATTCTAAGGCCCACTTGGTATATTCTTCATAGTTGGCATTATTAATCCAAGGTATTACTGCAACTCCTAATCCGTCATAGTCCAATACAGTAGGTTTCATAATGATATTAACATTACTGGTAAAGTATCCTAGAAGCTCTTTAAGAGAACATAGTTCGTTAGTGTTCTTATAAAATACATCATGATTACCAGGTATGATATCCATAGTAATACCTGCTTCTCTCATTGGTTCTAAAAAGTCTTTTCTATTCTGATTTAGAGCTTTAAAATTAACAAACTTCCTGTGTTCATAGTAATCACCTAAGTGCAGGATATTTGTAATATTATGTTCTTTAAGATAAGGAAAGAATATCTCCTCATAGAACCGTTTCTGATAGTTTAAGAATATATCAGAGGAATTTCTTGTACCACAATGAGTATCGTTTAATATTGCTACTTTCATATATTATACCATAAATAATTCTAGTTTTTCTTTGTCTTTTTGTTTTTCTTCTTTGGCAAATTCTTTTATCTTCTCGTCCTTTGCTCGAACTACAGAAATTCTTTGTCTTAAAGTATCAACATAGGCTAGAGTTTGTTCTGCACCTGCATCATCCATACCCATGGCCACAAAATCTTCAATACCCATCTTTTCGATAAACTTGAACTTAATATCTTGCTGTTTCTTTTCTTTGGTTATTCGCCTAATAAAGGCGAAATAGCATATTTGGGTAAAGTATGAGAATGCATTAGGTTTACCTGTTCTTGTAGCGGCTTCTATATTATAGTTACCTATTGCTCTTAAACAATTTTCTACTGCATCCATGACCATTTCTTCTCGGTAGGTATACCGTACAAAGTTTGGTCTATGAGATAAGCCTTCGGCAATTTTAATAAAACAATCTGCGATATAATTAGTTACAATAGGTAAATCTATTTCACTTTCTCGAGCTTGTTTAGCCTCCACAGCATAATCATATACTGCTTCAGAGAAATCTCTGTTGTTAACGTAGTGTGGTTTTTCTTTTGGTTTTAGTTTAGCCATAATTGGGTTTCCTCCATAATTAGTATATTATACTACACTTTTAAACAAAAGTAAAGTGTTATTTAATATATTTTCAGTGCGATATTATTTGATAAAATGGTTGACAAAACGATCTGCGTATGATATAATAATATAGTCATCCGGGGGGATAGAGGTATACTATTATTAATGTACTGTTTCCTTAGTGGATAGTGGTTCATCATCTTCTATTATTTCATCTTCTAGTTCAAATCTATCAGCTAAAGTAGCCGTAAGTCGATTAATCAAGTCTTCTTGACTCTCGGGTGGTTGGAATGGTTTCTTCTTTTCTAAAGCATATTTAATATACTCACCCTTGATTTCTTCAACAATACTAGAATCTCCTACAATGTTATGCTTATCTATAGAGTATTGTTTTTGCTTAGAGAATGGGAACCAAGGAGCAAACTGGTATCCACCAATCATTGTACTGAAAACCGAAACCGGCATCTCAATTAAATAATTATCTCTATTATTACTGCTTACTAATGCTATGATGTTATCACCATTAATTAGTTTAAAATTTCTTATGTTTAAATCTTCCATATTAAATATTTATATCATATAGTTTATAATCGAACTTCTCTTTTGAGTATATTTTAATGCGCTCTGCCGCATGAACCAATGTATAGTTCTTCTTACTTTTCCAGTGCAGATCATCAGCAATATCATATACTTTAGTATTTATACCATCAGAGGACTTTCTGAGCCCGCGGCCTATACTTTGTAGAACCCTAATTTGACTCTTACTTGGTGAAGCAAATATAATATTGTGAAGACGCTTGATATTAATACCAGTAGAAAAAGTACCCATACTTGCCACAATAATCGCGTTACTTTCCTTTTCAGTGATAGCACGTATTTCTTCTCTCGTATCCACATCGGTTTCACCACTGACATAAAATAATCTCCTATCTATGATATCCATTTTCTTAAATTTATCTTGTAACATATTATGTAAAGGTTTACCGTGTTTATCCACATACTGAAATAATATAAGAGTATTACCATCAGCATCCATAGCTAGATTAGATATGAAATTGTTTCTTGGTTCATACTTTACAATAAAGTCCATCTCAGCTTGATAGTCTCTCTTTACTTTACAGAACTCATCAGCATACTTTAAGAGTAATATATTAATATCTAATTGTGCTAGATCGTTACTATCCATTAACTTCTTGGTAGTAGTTACTTTGTGCACAGGGCCAAATAAACCTTCTAATACTAACTGATGTGTCTGTGTTCCATCCAGAGTACCAGTAGTACCCATACGGAACTTACATTCTGTGCATTTTTCTAATATGGCCGTCAATGATTTAGCTTTAAATGAATGAGCTTCATCACCTACAACCATACCGTAAGGCTGAAACCAAGAATGTTTTTCTTTATATATTGATTGCCATGTGGTTATAACTACCCTATTCGGAATGTTATACTTTTCTCTACCGGCATAAATCTTATGGCAATTTTCGTCTACATTCCATTCATCAAACTGCGAATAATCTGCAAAGTCGGAATACATCTGTTCTACCAGAGATGTTGTGGGTACTATTAATAAGACATTTTGGTCAGATACTTCTAAGAAAAATCTAATTGCCATATAGATTATGAGTGATTTACCAGAGGCTGTAGGGGATAATAGTAAAGACTGACTGTTACTAAGTGCGTGTTCTAGCGCTTCTAATTGGTAATCACGAGGGATTATCTTACTACCACCCGCAGTCAAAGTTAATTCCTGTAATAAAGAAGGTATATCTATTATATTTTTAGCACCAGGCATACCATAAGAACCATTGTCAAGTTCTATATCATATTGACGAGCATTAGCAAATTCTTGGAGATATTGAAACAAACCAGTATAAAGAGTTTTCTTTCTAAGGTCATATAGCCGGATCTTGCCATCCCACATTCTATTCTTATATGCTGGCATAAATTTATACCCAGGCACAAAGAAACAAAAATGTTCTGCTAGTTCGTGTTCTATAGAAGGTTCTGTGATAATTTCCAAGAAGGATTCATTCTTCTTTTTAATCTTTATTAAGTCCATGAAGTATGTATATCTTTAAATACCACTAGTAAATTTACGCCATTCAATCATGTTTTTGATATTCTGATGACGCCATTTAATATTCTCCATTATCTCTTTAAGAATATCACACATCTCTTTAGTATACTCCATCTTTGCTTGATGTTCTTGGATAATTGGATCTGCGTCATACCACTTATCCATATCACCTTTAAGTACTGTTAACCCATTAAGTGGATCATAATCCCAACCTTTAGAGTCCATTTCATCTTTGGATAATTTACCATTATAGTGCATAAATTTATCTCTAAGTATTACCTTAAAGTCAAGTTCAAGCTTCTTTAGCTTCATCTTATTGATGCTATATAGTTCTAAGTATTTGGAGTGTAGTTTTGCAGAATCACGTGAAGATTCATCCAGTCTCATTTCATCTATGAGAGAATCCTTCTTCCACATTTCTAATATTTTTTCTAAGTTATTCATAATATATTCCAGTTTAAAATAGTGCTGTTTTAAGTACTATTATATCATACGCAGATAGCAAAGTAAACCCTTATTTTATTTCGTAATAGGTATACTTAAATGATGCATCTGCTTGTAAGTATTCAATCTCTGTCTGTTGTGTAGAGAATTCTATTGCAGATAATGTAGTAGGAAAACAATCTCTAAATGTTATTTCCTTACTTACATTGTTATGTGATGTAAGAATTGACAGTGTAGCATCGAATTTATATGATTCGCCTTTCGGGTCTTTTATAATATTATGCATCCAATTAAACATTTCTATATAGTTATCCATATCTTCGGTTACATTAAACCTTATAGCTAGTTCATCAAAATTTAACCGATCCCCTGTCATAGCAATATTAACGCCTCTATAGGGTACATTTGATTCAGATAAAGATATACCAGGCAAAGTTACAGCAGTACAGAAATATTCCGTATTAGGAAATTCATTGGCATTAACCTTAAATTGAAATCCTACAGGACTTAAAAAGTTTTTATTCGTCGTCAGTGTCGCCATCTTCTTCCTCGTCTTCTACTAAACCCCACCAATTCCAGCGGCCGTCTTCTTGTTTTTCTTCCATACTACTATTTATACAAGTTATTTATTGGGCATAAAAAAAGGGACTCCGAAGAGCCCCTTTTAAAGAATCAATTAACTTGATCAGGTTTACACCATGATGCTGTCAACTCTAAAGATTCTGAAGTATGGGTTAGCACGGTTAGTACCAGCGCCTGCTGCAGTTCCCACGAATGGGTTCTGTTGCATTCCATATCTTGTTTTGAATCCGATTCTAGGTTGGAAGTCATTCTCACCAACGGCTTTAACCATAGTTAAAGGTACGTATGGGCAATAGAATAAACCTGCGTCGTATGGGTTAGTACCTCTGTAACCAACACATACAAAGTCTCCAACAGCATATGGATCAACATATACTTTAACTCTTCCGTTTAATGTACCAGCAAAAGTATTACCAGTGTCATCAACGTTCAAGTTAGTTGCTAGAGCAGGTGAATAATCCATCATACCTGAAGCTGCTAGAGCTGAAGCCACGTCAGAAGAAACTAGGATAAAGTTACCTTTTCCTCTTCTTGTGCTTTTAGCAATAATATTAGCTTCTCTTTCGATTTGCATGATAAGACCTTTGAACTTCTCAGCCATCCATCTACCATCTGAATCAGTAGCAACATCAAATACACCTTTAAGTGCAACTGATGATTGTAGCGCACCAAGTTCAGCTTTAGCATAAACAGTTCTAATCAACTCTCTATTGATTTCCGCTAGGATCTCAGAAGAAAGAATATTAGCAAGTTCTGCTTCAGCATCAAGACCATGAATAGCTTTCAAGTCTTGCGCTAATTCCATTGTGTATTCAGCTTTTAGAGCTCTGGACTTAGCAGTTACAGTAGCTTTCTCGATTGAGAATGCCATTTCACCGAAAGCGCCGTCGCCTGATTCGCCAACACCCAATCTCTCAGCAGCGTCTGTAGACATACCTTCACCAGAAGTGATAGAAGTATCTTCATCAGCTAAAGATGAGTTAGATCCAGTTGCATCAGTAACACCTTCAAGACCAGTAGGTCCTGCTTGGTGAGTACCTGCACCAGAGAAATCGGTATCAGCTTCACCGTGAAGTGCTTCTGTTCCGTCCTGTGTGCTGTACTTAGATTTCATTGCAAAGATAAGTCCAGTAGGACCAGTCATTGGTTGTACACCAGCGATATCATATGCAATTAAGTTAGGCATAGCTCTTCTTACCAAAGAGATAAGAACAGGATCGAAAGTTCCGATATCTGTGCCGGCCTGGTTATTAGCTGCAGCTGCTTCAGAGATGAAGTTGCCACCAGCATGTTGGGCATTCTCGCGAAGTGCCATTTCTTGGTTTTCCAACAATCTAGCTACAGTAGCTTTCTTGTGCTTGTCAGCAATACTAGGCACTTCATCGTGTTCTAGTACTGGAGCCCATTTTTCCATTAAGTTTGAATCTGCGTTAAACATTTTTTGTTTTCCCCTATTAGATTACTTGTTAAATTTCGAGATTGCTTGTGAGTATCTTGACATTGCATCACTAACATCAGCTGGTGCTTCGTCAGTTCCCGCAATACTTGATACTTCATCAGCTGTTTCACTAATTTCTTTTGTGAAGTATGATTCTTTAACAACTTTAACTTTCATTTCAAAGTTATCTCTGTTATCGAATTCAATATCTTCAACCAAAGAACCTAATTTCTCAGCTTCTGTGTCCGCAAGCCCTGAAGATTGTTCTCTTACTACATCAGCTCTTTCTAAAGTTTGAACTGATTCGTGTAGTTTGATATTATCTTCTGTGGTTTTGTTTAATGTTTCTTCTAGTTCAGCGACTGATGCGGAAAGTTCTTCCACAATGTCAACCTTACCTTCAGGCACATCGATATAATGTTCTTTGAACACTGATTGTAAAGAAGTCATAAAGTCTTCAGCAATTTCAGTCCTAAGACCTTCTGTTACTGCAACTTCATTTGTATCCATCCAGTTAGTAACAACATAGTTTAAGTAGGAATCAACCTTCTCAACTAGTTCGCTTTTAACATCAGATACTTCTTCTTCAAGATTTTGCGCGTACTCTGTTTCTAGCCTTTCAACTTCATGAGCCAACTTACTTGTAAGTACAGCCTCAAAAATTGTTGCAGCTTTGCCACGGAATCCATCTGATAAAGTAGCTTCTTCAGCGATTACTGCATCTAAATCTTCCTCAAAATCAACGGACTCAACTTTAGCTTTCGCTTTAAGTTCGTTTTTCTTTTGTGGAGCTGATTTAATTGCTTTGTCAACGTCAGAGATAGATTTCTTTTCGTTATCTTCCATTTCGTCAACTTTCGCCATTTTAGCAAAAATCTTCTGCGCATCTTCTTTTCTAGCTTTCTTTAACATATCAACTGCTGCTTGAATTACTCCAGCTTTAGTTTTAGGAACAGAAATTTCTTTGACTTCAGGCTCTTCGTCTTCTTCGTCATCCTCATCGGCTGACTCATCGACTTCTTCCTCGTCATCTTCGTCTTCTTCTTCCTTTACTTTGGCTTCAAGAACTTCTTCGTCTTCAACTTGTTGGTCTTCAACGAGCTCGTTCTCAAGCTCTTCAGCATCTTCTGATATGTCATCGACTACTAGTTCATTTTCTAGTTTATTTTTGTCTATTGACATTTGTATTCTCCTCTATTAAGAATTTACAAGTTTAGAGAGGAAATTCTTAAAAGCTTTAATCTCAATATTAGCAGCGCCAATACCTCGAGCTTCTTTTATTTCAGTCTCAATTATCTCAATTTCTTGTGGTTTCAGTACACCGTTGTCCCATATCCACTCAACACCTTCCATGATTCCATTGACAAACGCCTCTGGAGCACTAGGGTCTTGAACGATATCGACTGTGGAAAGCATAAAATCTTTTCCAACATGCGATGCACCTTGTTTATTCACAAGAGTTCCCATACCACGACTTGAAACACCAAGCTTAACTCCACCTTCAAGAAGACCTTCAACGATCTTGCCCATAGGGGTATTTAATATTGATGCTTTTCCAATAACATCACTTCCTTCAAATTTGAGTTCAGTAATCTTATGTGAAACTTTATCAAGATTGATAGTCGGTCCGTCGGGATGGTTTAATTCCCCGACCGCTCTACCAGTCTTAACTTGTTCTGTTACGTACTTATTAACGGCACCTTCTAGTATAGATTTCTCATATACTCTACCGTTTCTATTCTTTTTATCGGCCTGCATAAACACGCCTTCGATGACATACGTTTTGCCACCGTTCTTATTTTTTTCTGTAATAACCTGAAGGTTACTGTCATGATACTCTGATATAAGTCTCATTCTAGTTCTTCTCCTATTAATTTACTCTTCTGCGACACCATCGTCAGAAGGTTTGCCTATACTAGACGCAATTTGTATCTTCTTTGCATCCATAGCAGCTTGTAATTTTTGAGCAATAACACCATCGAATGCTTTACCAGCACCGATATTATTACCTTTTTCAACATTATCAATTAATTCTTCAATAGTCATTATTTAGTTCTCCTAGTATATATTTATAATAATTTAAAAGTCAAGATCTTCGTCTTCATCCCCACCCATAGCTTCCTTTTCAGCAGCTATCTGGTCTTCCATTTCTTTCATGGAATCATCATCCATTTTAAGAACATTCTTTGCAATCCACTCAATAGAAACATACTTACCAGCATATTCATCTACTGTGCCTAACATCTCAAATCTTTCTCGCATCATCTCTGATTCTTTTAATTCAGAGAAGTAGTTATCTTCAATAAAGTCATATGCAATATATGTTTTCCACTCGTTCCAATCAGCAGCTGTAATAATACCTTTAAGAATCAGTTGAGTTCTTAATAACTGATTAAACATATCAGTAAATCTTTTTCTTAATCTATCAATAAACTTCTTAAACTTAATCTCGTCCCTAGAGATTTCGGTACTTCTACCTAAAGTAAATTGCTGCTCTTGTTCTAATCTACTAATAGGAACATTCAATGACTTATATAATCTTTTCTGGAAGTATATAATATCATCAATCTGCCCTAGGTTCTCACCACCAGGCAATGTTGAAATTTCAGTACCTCTTCCACCTTCTCTACGCGGTAAGAAGAAATCTTCCATCATGCTCATATGTTTTCTATCGTCTTTTATATCACCAGTCTTGGCATCATATACCAATTTATTTCTATACTGGCTCATAATACCTTTTAAGTATTCTTCTGCCTTACCTTTCGGTAGGTTACCAACATCAATATAAAAGATTCTACGTTCTGGCGCTCTACTTATTCTGTAGATAACCAATGAATCTTCCATCATACGCAGTTGGTTAACCGGTTTAATTGCTTTATGCAAGTAAGATAGTATTCTCTTTCTATCAGGTGATAACATTCCTGAAGTCGCATAACATATTGCGTCAGGGTGTATCTTTAAACCTTGGCCTGCACTATTCATCTTAGTGTCTTGGAACAAGAAATATTCTTGTTCGTTCTTAATAATTTTTGCCCCAGTCTTAGGGTCTTGTACTTCTTCTACTTCTTTAACCTTTCTTAATTTAGTAGGGTCAATATATCTTAGTTCCTTTATACCATTCTTTGGTGAACTATCATCAATAATAATATGATAAGGTAATCTTCCGTCTACATACCACTTTCTGAATATATCATGTGCATATGCATTGAAATTAAGTAACCTTAGTATACTCTCAAATTCATTCTTTACAGATTCTTTAATTTTATCAGAAATTTCTAATTGATCAAGAACCAAATTAACAGGTGCTTCGTCGTTATCACCAACAATAGATTCATTGATAATATCTTCAATAGCTGCATCGCACTCTGGTTGAGATGCAATATCTCTATACTTAAATATTAAATCGACTTCATTTTTAGCCTTATCACCATCTAAATCAAGATACGCGCCAAAATGACCGCCGGTAGTAATAACACCAGTGCCGTCTTCGTCCGTATTAGGTACAAATGAAGGCCTTATAGGTTCTTCTTGACCTTTTCGTTTTATTTCAAAACCAAAAAATTCTGCCATATTCTTTTTCCTCAAATAATATCGGGAGGGGTTAAACCCCTCCTTCTATTATATTTATACATCAAATTATGATGTAGTATCGGACTCCCAATATTGAACTTGTAGTTCAACAGTAAACTCTTCAATTGCATTTTCACTATCATAAGATAATTCAATTGCACTCACGTTTGTAGGGAATGTTCCACGGATATCATACTTCTTAGTGACTTGTCCAGCTTTATTTAATTGTTCTACAATCATGTCAGCTTGATAGTCAGTAGGATTAGATAGTCCTGTGTTTTCATTGTGGTTGTTAATACCGTTCATCCATCTTTCAAAAGCACCACGAACATTAAAGTCAACATCATTAATGATGGTTACTGACCAAGGTTCGAAGGTTCTATCACCAGCGATCTGTAATTGTCTACCACGGAAAGGTACCATAATAGGACTAATTACTGATGCAGGCATCTGAGCACCTTTACATAAGAAAGAAGTTAACTCGACATCGCCTTGAGCATAACTTGGAAAGTTACAAGTAACTTTGAACATGTTAGCACGTGCGCCACCGCCAACCAATTTTGATTTAAAATCGTCTACGCCTAAAATTGCCATTTTCTATTCTCCCTTATACGCCAGCGATTTCAGAGAAATCGACGCCGGTTCTTGTTGCCACAAAGTTTAGAGTAATGAAGTTAATTGATCTGGCTGGCTTGATAAAGATATCAGCCACAAATCTATTAGAATCAATTACTTGACTTGTGTTGTTAGTTTGATCACATACAACCGCAAAGTCAGTCAGACCTCTTCGACCTTTAATGTCTCTAAGGAATGGCTCGACCAAGTTTCTGAATTGCGCACGAGTAAACTCGTCATTAAATTCAAATAGTTGCGCCTCAGCAGCAGTCGATATTGCTTTCTCCAATACTATGAACAATCTTCTGACATTAATTCTGTCAAAAGCAGATGGTCTCTTAAGCAAAGTTTTATCTCCAAAGAGTATAGTACCTTGACCAGGTAATGATACAATTGGATTAACTCTTGCTTTATAAAGTTCATCTCTATGTCCTTTAGAAGGATTATATGCCAACTTAGTAATACCAAGAAGTTGGCCACGATTTACACCAGCTGGTGAGAACCATGCGTCTGCTACATTATCAGTATTAGCACATACACCTGCCTGATGGCCGGCTGCACCAATCCAACGATAAGTGTCATTATATTTATCATATACATAAACCGCAGATGAATCTGCAGCTGCATATGAGGTTGATGATATAGCACCTAATGCCATCCAAGTAGTAATTGCACTATTTGGTGTAGCAGAATCTCTTGATAATGTGATAGGTGGTGATATAAATGCCATACAATCTTTTCTACCTACCGCAGTAGTGATAAGATGTCCAGCAATATCCGTGTCGGTTGACCCGGCATCAGGGTATGCAAACAATAAATTTACGTCTACTGTCTCTGAATCAGCGACTAGGCTTAAACCTGTTCCGATTTCAGATGCAA